ACTTGTATGGATCTTTGTTGATAGTCTTGCCGAGGTATTTTAGCCCAGTGATATTATGTGTCTTGACGTATAGATAAATAATCATGTTGATGTTCCTTCAGAACGTTAAAGCAGGTGGGAATTGACGTTCCGCGATCTGCACTTTTATTTATCATATTATGGCTCAACCCATTGACAACGGTTATTAAATGTGTTACACTTACTAATAAAATAAGGGGCCACAATGACCGACGCAAAACCAACCACGATCTATTTAAAAAACAAAGATATTTTAGCAGCCATCCATGCTAGTAAAATGAGCTACTGCTGGAAAGAAAGCCGAGATGTTGAACAATACGATTACATCTTAACAGAATTAAAGAGCTTTCATAATCGTAAAACTAAAATTTGCCCCGAAGGTGCAGTCAATTTAGCACGTGAAGCTCGTGCAGCCAGGATGCAAACTGCTGCATATCAAGCTGCCATTGCAGAGTGGGAAGCAAACAACGGCAAAGCAAGTACCAAACCAAAACAAGATCAGTTTGAAGTAGATTCTAAAAAGATTCCTGTAACTGATCTTGTTGTTCGAATGATGACATTTGAGCATATCCCGCTGGAGCCGGGTCGTAAAAATAATCCCAAAAGTATTGCAGATCATAGAAGCAAAGTAAACTTTCCACCGTTCAAACACTTTGTTCAAAACGAAGATGGCTCATGGCGCGAAGTGCTTCGCAGTCATTGGAAAGGTGACTTAGAAACTGGAGAGTTTTGTGTAACTCACGGACAAATTACAAACCGCTTGGGTGCCATGTTCTTAAAACTGTGCGAACGTTACAGCTTGCGAAGCAACTGGCGCGGCTACTCATATGTAGACGAAATGCGTGGACAGGCACTTATTCAACTGACACAAATTGCCTTACAGTTTGACGAAGGCAAGAGCCAAAACCCATTTGCTTACTATACTGCCGCAGTCACAAACTCATTTACTCGAGTGCTCAACGTAGAAAAGCGTCAACGTGACATCCGCGACGACCTGTTATGCGATTCCGGACAGATGCCAAGTTGGACTCGTCAGATGGAAAGTCAACAGGCTCACATTGAAGGTATCGAAAGATTTAATGCACTCAAAGATCCAGCAGCTGAAATTGACACAGAAGTAGCAATCAACCCAGAAGAAGTAGAAGTTGACGCAGACATTGACATTGATGCAGACATTGAAGTAACAGAAATTATTTTAGAAGACAACGAGGAAGTAGAATGACAAATCCGTTTCGGGACCAAGAGAAATTTATGCGAGCCTGTGATCAACAGGTTGATGGCTCAGATGTGAATCAATTCAAAATGTACTTGAAGTTGATTGAAGAAGAACACCAAGAGCTCAAAGATGCATTAGCAGCACATGACGATGTTGAAGTGTTAGATGCGCTGTTAGACATCCTGGTTGTTACAATCGGTGCCATCCACTCAGCTGGATTCGATGCCGAAGGTGGATGGAAAGAAGTTATGAGCACAAACTTTGCCAAGATTGATCGAGAGACAGGCAAGGTCCGAAAGCGTGAAGATGGGAAAGTGTTGAAGCCATCTTTCTGGCAAGCTCCGCAACTGGAACAATTCTTAAAGAAAGAGTAAGCATGCAACATCCAGACAGTTTAAAACGTCACATTGATCACTTAGTGGTTCACCACGAGAATCTCGAGAAGCAACTGGTGATCCTCGAAGAGCAACACCAAAATGATACTCCGGTTGCCCAAACTCTTAAGAAACGAAAACTTTTGCTTAAAGACGAGATGGTTCGTTGTAGACATACTCTTGCAGAAATGCTATAATAACTAATGACTCAATCATTTAAAAAAGCAGTATGCTTCACTGACGTGCATTTCGGTCTTCGCAACAATAGTCGTAGCCACAACAACGACTGTGAAAACTTTATCAAGTGGATGGTAGAAGAAGCCAAACGAGAAGGTGCCGAAACATGCATCTTTCTTGGTGACTGGCACAACAACAGATCCACTGTTAACGTTAGTACACTTAACTATACAACGTCCAACGTCAAGTACCTTTCGGAACATTTTGAAAAGGTATACTTGATCATGGGCAACCATGACCTGGCGTATCGTGAAAAGCGTGAGATCAACTCACTGCCGTTTGCCAAACACTTGGACAATGTTGTCTTAGTTGACGAACAGTTAACAGTAGGCGACATGACAATCATCCCGTGGCTAGTCGGCGACGAATGGACCCGGATGGCCAAGCTGAAAAGTCGTTATGTGTTTGGACACTTTGAACTGCCCAACTTTAAAATGAATGCCATGGTCGAAATGCCCGATCATGGTGGACTCAATGCTGGACACTTTCCCAATCAAGAACTTGTCTTTAGCGGACATTTCCACAAGCGCCAACGCAAAGGCAACATTGTGTACATGGGCAATTGTTTCCCGCACAACTATGCTGATGCGTGGGATGATGAGCGTGGTTGCATGTTCTTAGAGTACGGTGGAGAACCAGACTTTAGAACCTGGCCAGATGCTCCCAAGTTTAAAACACTTACACTGACTCAGGCCATTGATCGGCATGCTGAATTGTTTGATTCTCAGACATTTGCTCGCATCACAATCGACGTGGACATCAGCTACGAAGAAGCAACATATATCAAGGAGCAGTGGGTAGAAACGTATAACATGCGTGAGCTGTCGCTGATTCCTGGCAAGAAGGAAGAACATGCAACTGAGTGGTCAGGCGGAGAGATTCAATTTGAATCTGTTGACGCTATTGTGCTGAATCAGATTCAGGCAATTGATTCTGATGTTATCGATCGTCAAATTCTCACACAAATTTACCAAGGACTAACAGTTTGATTCGCTTTAACAACCTGACAATTAAAAACTTCATGAGCGTGGGCAATGTGACCCAGGCTCTTCGCATGAATCAACATGGGTTGACTCTTGTGCTTGGCAACAACTTGGACTTGGGCGGGGATGGTGCTCGTAACGGTGTAGGTAAGACCACAATGGTCAATGCACTCAGCTACGCGATTTACGGCAATGCTCTTACCAACATCCGCAAAGAAAACTTGATCAACAAGACCAATACCAAAGGCATGTTGGTCACAGTGGAGTTTGAAAAGAACGGTGCCAAGTATCGCATTGAACGTGGACGCAAGCCCAATGTACTGAGATTCTTGGTTGATGACCAGGAAGTCAACGAGTCTGGTACAGACGAAGGACAAGGCGAAAATCGCGAAACACAAAAAGCAATTGAGCATGTTATTGGCATGAGTGCCGAAATGTTCAAGCACCTTGTTGCACTGAACACTTATACACAACCATTCTTGAGTCTCAAGAGTGGCGAGCAACGTGATATCATTGAAGAACTGCTAGGCATTACACAGCTGAGTGAAAAGGCCGAGATCCTTCGTGAGTTTATTAAGAAAAGCAAAGACGACATCAAAGATGAAGAGTCACGTATCAAGGCCTTACAAGAAAGCAATGCTCGTGTGCAGTCTGCCATTGATGATTTAGAACGCCGAAGCCGTGTTTGGTCCGCTAAGAAAGAATCAGACGTAGCAGGATTGATTGCAGCCATTACTGAGTTAGAAAATACAGACATTGAAGCAGAGTTAGAAGCACACCGTGCCGTGGCTCTTTACAAGGATAACGAAAGTCGCCTAAAGTTAGCCAATAAAGAACTAGCAACAAGACAAAGCAACGTTAAGAAGTTGCAGGATGCACTGGCTATTGCACAAAAGAGTCTTGAATCTATCAAGGCACATCAGTGTCCCAGTTGCGGGCAGGATGTGCATGATGAACGTCATGATCAAATGACTGCTGATGCACAGGCTGCTGTGGATCTAACAGTTGGCGCATTGCGAGAAGAACACGGTTATTTGGCTCAAGCTGATATGGCTGTAAGAAGCATTGGTGTGCTAGGCGATCGTCCCAAGACAAAGTATGCCAACGTTGAAGATGCGGCTGCACACAAGAACAACTTAGAAAACATTCGTCGACAGCTTGAAACAAAGGTTCAAGAAGAAGATCCTTATCAAGAGCAAATCGAAGCAATGCGCAATACTGCACTAGCTCTGGTCAGCTGGGATGAAATCAATCGTGTAAGTAAACTGCTTGAACATCAAGAGTTTTTGTTAAAGTTACTGACCAGCAAAGACTCGTTTGTGCGAAAGCGAATCATTGAACAGAACTTGGCATACTTGAATCATAGACTAGGTTACTATTTGGATAAGCTACAGTTGCCGCATCAAGTTACATTTAAGAGTGATTTGGAAGTGGACATTAGCCAACTAGGACAAACGTTTGATTTTTACAGCTTGTCTAGAGGAGAAATGACTCGACTGATTCTGGCATTGAGCTGGAGTTTTAGAGATGTTTACGAAAGTTTTACCGAGCCAATGAATTTGTTGTTTGTTGATGAATTAATTGACAACGGATTAGATTCTATTGGTACCGACTGCGCATTGACTATTTTAAAATTAATGGGTCGAGAAATGAATCGAAATGTATTCTTAATCAGCCATCGAGAAGAGCTTTCTGGCCGTGTTGATAATATCATGACTATTGTAAAAGAGAATGGTTTTACACAGTTCAGCACAGATTGACAAACAGATTGATAAGTAGATGGTGCATTCTCATCAGCCGTACCTATACAAATGGACCCAGTTGTCAACTGGCAAGTGGTACGTTGGTTCAAAAAGCTCCGTAGGTTGTCACCCAGCCAATCATGAAAACTACATTTGCTCTAGCAAAATAGTAAAACCACTTGTCATTGAAGATCGCAACGATTGGAGTTATGAAATTCTTGTCATTGGTCCAGCAGCATATATCAGAAATTTAGAAAAAAATATCTACAATCTCTTGATGCTCGTAATAATCCAATGAGTTATAACCAAAGCAATGCATGTTGTGAATATGATAAGACTGGAATGAAAGACAGCCAAGAAACCAAATTGAAAAAAGCATGGCAAGGCAAGGCAGTAAGAACCCAATGTTTGGTAAAACCGGAAATCTATCTCCTCATTATGGTCAATTACATTCGGAAGAAAGAAAGTTAAAACAAAGTGTTGGTGTATCGGCTTATGCAAAAAATCGTCCAGCAGTACATAATGAAAATTTAAGTAAAGCACTAAAGGGAAATCCTAATGTGGGATTAAAAGGAGAGAAGAATGGTATGTATGGTAAACCTGCTCATCCAAACGCTGTGGCAATGTCAAAATTAAAAAATTCTGGCGATAATAATCCTATGAAGAGGCCAGAAAACCAAAAGCAATGCGAATACTGCAATAAAATTATTGCAAAAAATCATTATACCTTGTTTCATGGAGATAAATGCAAACAACGGATGTAATAGATTGACTTTGTAGTATAACTACTTTACATATTAACTCAAGGAAACAATATGACAAACCATGAAATTTTATTAGAACAGTTTGAAGCATACAAAGCCGAAAACGAAAAGTTTGCAGGCAAGGGTGTAAAAGCTTCTGCTGCTCGTGCTCGCAAGGCACTACAGGAAATGTCTAAGGCTATCAAAGAACGCCGTAAAGAGATTACAGCGGAAAAAGAAGCGTTAGCAGCCAAGTAATGTGGTTTTACAACGATCAAGTTGTAGAAACATTACCCGATGATTGTGTTGGGTTCGTTTATATTATAACGAATCTAACCAACAATCGAAAGTATGTGGGCAAGAAGCTGTCAAAGTTTTCTAAAACCACATACCGTGTTGTTAAACTAAAGAACGGTACGAAAAAGCGGAAGAAGATCAAAAGCAAGATCGAATCCGACTGGCAAACATATTATGGCTCATCAGTAGAACTCCTGGCAGACGTAGCTCAACTAGGCTCAGATAAATTTAAAAGAGAGATACTACACTATTGCAATGCAAAAGCAGTATGCTCTTACATAGAAGCAAAAGAACAATTTGACAGAAAAGTACTAGAATCTGCAGACTACTACAACGGTATTATCTCGCTCAAAGTACATAAAAACCACATCAAAGACAAACTTTAACTACACAGTTAACTCATCTGTTCAACAGATAAATCCTTATACTTCCTGCGTAAACCGCTAACTCCTCCAGACTCATTTACTACTGATAGGCTTGTGTCGCCGATATTATGACACCCATAAAACCAGGCCCTCGGGCGGCGCTGGGGAAGGAACTTCCGACGCAGTAGCGGAGACTAATACCCACTATCCTTGACAGGACGTAGATCATTTGCTTGAAAAGATCTGGGTTTAGTATACGTAAAGCTAGAAAGAGCAGGCAATGGTGAACTATTACAACCTGCATATTGCACACGTTATTTCAATTAGGTGTGTGCAGTAGCGTCATAATAAGATAAGCGTAAAAAGGTACAGCGTGACCGCCTTAACTAGAAATAGTTGCTTTAATTGAATGTGGCATTGGACTTCGGGTCAAGTGTTTTTATCTTAGCCGGTAAAACGGCTAAGTGTGACTGAAGCATCTGGTCATGTATCATCTTGTAGTTCATGTATTAAGAAACAACACTACTATCGTACAACATCGTGTTAAATCTAAAAAAGTAGTTTATAGTAAAGTGAATGAGTAGAGTGCAGCGATACGAAATTCAAGAGCGCACAGCGCTCTACACACGTACTTTACAAATGAACACTAACGACGAGCAATACCTTTTTTGCCGTACATGGTTTCTGTGTGCTCTTTGATAACTTCACTAAGCACTAGTCTTTCTTCGTGAGTCATTTTCCAAATTTCTGATGGGCTGATGTTACCCCAAACACTTAACATGGATACTTCTTTTATGATGGCTCTTGACTCATTTTCAATGCCCTCGATAAAGCGCTGAATCTTTGCTCTATCGAGTCCTAGACTCAAGAGCCGACGTTGAAAAAACTTGTGGGATCAAACAGCATGTCAGTGGTAAACTTGTTTTTGCAATGATCACATTCAACTTCTAAAGTACGAGTAATACCAAACTTGCCAAAGGCTTTGATTTCTTCGTCTAGTCGTTCATTGCTTGCACGATCCAAATTTTTGACCCATTCGCGAATGTGAATGGAGTTTGTAACTACTACACCGTCTGGTAATGTTACTGAAATAACGCTGGCTGCAAGAATGTCTTGGCTTAATGCCACCAGTTGATCGTAACCACGATTTGCAATGTCGGCTTTTTGTTCAATAGTGCTGTTTTCATTGGCTTCGGCGCCTTGCAATTGTCGCATGGTGTTGAACTGTACACGAAGCAATCGACTTTGTGCATCAAGAGTATAAGGTTTTAACTGTACAATAACGCCATTGGATAGTGTAACTGTGCCCAATGATTCTGGAATTGCCTTTGAGGTACTCAATACACTGCCCAAGCCCACTGTTACACGTTGACTCTTGCCGCCACTTTCTTTGCAACCATGAGCAACATCCATTTCCATGTCATCACCATAACTGGTCATGCGCATTGCAACCAAAATAGCATCAATGTCTGGAGCTGGGATTTCACTTACGTCTTTGATGTCGGGGCAAACAGAAGCAATAACTTGCTTTAGTGCTTCGCCGTTTAACAGTGCATCTGGGTTTTTAAGAGCCAACTCATCCTGGGCAGTCATAGGGTACACTGCAAGTTCATTGGTGTCGCTTAACTTTGGAGTCAGCTTGTAAAAACGTCCACCACTGGGCAGTTCAATGTAAGTGCCTGGCTTTCGGTAATATTGGGCCAATGGGTTTGCTGGTGGCGCATTGAACGGCTTTTTTAGTGGGTTTGAGTTATCCATGTAGTTAATCCTTAACGGTAAATAGGTGTAATAGAACCTATGTCATAAATGTATTTATGTGTAGTTTTAAAGGCTAAAGGACCAAATTTATCCAAATGGAAGATCAAGAATTAATACGAGCAATTGAAAGACTAACTGATAAACTAGACAGTGTAGCTGGTTCAGTTGGTCGCGGCTCTGCTAGCGGAACTTCAAAAAATAGCCAAGTCCCTCGAGCCAAAGCTGCATCACTAGAACAAAAAGCACAAAAAGCAAACCGCGAAGAAATTGACAAAGCAACAAAATCAATTCGAGCTCAACGTGTACAAACTGACGCTGAAATCAAAGCATCCAAGGATGCAGTATCTGCACAAGAAGACTTAACAAAAGAACAAAAAGAAGCAAAACGTGCTCAAGAAAAAACCACAGAAGCGTTTAAAGGATTTGGGAAAAGTTTAATTGGAGAAAACGCAAATTTAAGCAGCGCGTTCGCTGGCCTAAGTAATAGCATAGAATCCACAGGCACAACATTTGGTCGAGTTGCTGGCGGTATTGCATTTGGTGTTGGCACCATGCTGGGTAACTTGCAAGAGTTTGCTAAGAATGCAGGGGACATGGGTGCGTTTGCTGACCTAAACAAGTTTGGTGTGGGCTCAGTTACGCAAATGAAAATACTAAGCGGTCTTGGTGGTTCATTTATCAAAGTAATCGAAGAAAGCCAAGGTGGCTTCAAAGCCTTTGGATCAAGTAGCCAAGAAGCCGCAGAAAATCTAAGCAATCTAAGTCGCGGTTTAAAGTACGGCAGTTTTTATCTTAACTCAACATTGCGTGATGCATTAGGCACCGATTTAGTTAAGAGTGTTAACCGTGCTAGTAATGCAGCCGCTGCAATGGGAATGAGCGACGAAGAACGGGCCAAGCTCATGGGATCTATTGCACAATCAAGTTCTTTGGCTGCAAAAAATGAACAAGATGCACAGCAACGACTGGTAAAGCAGTACGCCGATACTCTAGACAACACACGTAAATTAAGCAGTGCTTTTGGTGTAGGAACCAAAGAAATTCTCGCTGCAATGGCTGAATTTAGGAAAACAACAGCTGGCACGTATGCCAGCTTAGAAGGCAATGCCGCAGCACAAAACTTAGTACCGTTAATCAAGTCAATGGGTATTGAAAGTGATCCAGAAAAGATTTCTAAGATTGCATTGGCATTGAGTCGCGGCGAAATGGGTCAAGCGGCAGCAAATGTTTCTAATGCGTCAGCAATGCCAATTTTGGAAATGCTTAACCAAGCTGTACAACAAGGTGGTGCAGGTGGCGAAAACGTTGATGCTATTAACAAAAACTTAAAAGGCATGACTGGTGAAATGAAGCAGTTCAGTGAAGCACGTTCTCAGTATGCTACAACTGCTTCTGAGTATGCTGCACCTGGCGCTGCTCTTGGTGTATTTGCAAAACGATTGGAAACAGGCGGCAAAGATGAAGGCAAAGAAGCACCGCGTATTTCAGAAACAGACAATATCAGGAGCATGAACGATCTAACTGCGGCACTTGAAAGTTTGCGAAGCGCAATACTAGGAATCAGCATTGGTATTACTGCACTGGTTGGTAGTTTAGGCGCATTGGCTGTTGCAGGCGGCATTGGAGGGTTAATGTCTGGCAAAGGCGCCAGCGGCGCCTTGGGCAGTATCAAAGATTGGTTTGCTAATAGAAAAAGCGCAGGTTCAGCAGCCGGCGGCGCGATTGCAGAATCAGCGTCAAACATCAGTGGCAGTGGATCAATGGGCAAAACATTAAAAGAACTTGGCAGCGGTGCCGGCAAAGGCATTAAAGATCTTGTTACAGGAATTGGTGCCGGTGTAGGTAAAGGTATCGAGTTAATACTTCGTGGACTTGCTGCTGGTATTGCTGCATTTGCAAACCCGGCGGTGTTAGTTGGTGCAACCATATTAAGTGCATCAATTGCTATTATTGGTGCAGGTGTCGCCGCAGCAACCTGGATGACAGGTAAAGCACTTGATAGTTTTGGCAATTCACTAAAAGTATTTGGTAACATCAACGGGGATAACTTGGTTTCAATCGGCGGCGGTTTAGCTGCAATAGGTGCCGGAGCAGTGGTATTTGCTGCTGGCATGGTTGCTGCCACTGCAACAAGTTTGATAACAGGATTAGTGAGCTTGTTTGGAGCCAAAAGCCCAATTGAACGCATCTTAGAACTTGTACCAGTTGCTGATAAGATCAGCATGATTGGCGAAGGAATGTTCAAATTTGGATCAAGTATTGGCTTGATAAATGACAACCTGCGAGCACTAGACTTGGACGCACTGGCCAACTTTAAAAATGCATTGGTTGAAATAAGCAACATTGACATGCCAAGTTTGGACGGACTTTCAATCCCACAAATATCAACAGACAGTATGATAGGAGCAACGCAACCTGCTAACGGATTGTCAAATATACTAAACGGTAATTCGGCAGTAACACCAGAAGTAATTGGCCAGCTTATGTCGTATTTGGCAAGCATTGAAAACGATTTGGCAGCGATTCGCGGAAACACAAAGCAAACCGGATATGAAGGTCCGGTCAGACTTGCGTAAAAATTAAGGTAAGTAATACACTATGAGCGGTTGGAGAAAACACTTTAAAATTTGGGATCCGGAAGTTGAAAAGACTTCTGCGGGCCAACGCGGCGGAGCATCAGCAACGTCGGCTAAGTTTGCTTCTTGGTTACAAGAAGTTTATACTGGGCAACCAAACCGTACGGACCGTTATGTCCAGTACGATCAAATGGATATTGAC